ACGGACTTTTTTGAACAGTTTAGGATTTTTTACATCCAAGAAAAAATCTCCATTGGCAGCAGACTTAAGAGTCTGAATGTCCTTCTTGAACTTTACCGTGATAGTCATTGTCCTGCGAGTGTTGACAATAGTATTTTACAAGGATGACGTTTATACGTCAAGTGGGGGATGAGGGGATCGAACCCACCTTAGGCGAATTATGAGTTCGCTGCATTCACCAGATTGCTAATCCCCCTGGTAGGACTGTCGGG